TAAAGCACCCGGAAAGGCAATGACGTATGGAGACAAGTACGCATTGCTGAAAGCATACAAGATCATCACTGGCGAAGACCCTGACCAGTACGCTTCCGAACCGCTTCAGGGGAAAGGCTCTGTGAACGTCCCCAGACCCGATTACAACGGCGATCCGCAGTTATACCATCAGGAATCCGCTGAAGAGGCTCAGGCCGCTCAGAAGGCCGCAGCGGTTGCTAAACAGCCCATTGGTGAGACGAGAGCCAAATCGCTCACAGCAGAACTCATCAAAAACGGTGCTGACCCCATCAAAGTCTGTGAACTCTACAAAGTTCCGTCTATCAGAGACCTGACGGAAACACAGCAGTTAAACATCATCAAGAACATGGCGAAGGTCGTTGAGAAATGCCCTTACCAGAAGGAGGCCTAATTGAACTCAGTAGTGCTTACGGGGCGGTTGACTAAAGACCCTGAAACGAGATACACGCAGAGCGGTCTGGCGATGTCCGAATGGACACTTGCAGTAGATCGAAGATTCAAGAGGGAAGGCGAACCGACAGCGGACTTCATCCGTTGCAAAGCCTTCGGCAAGACTGCCGAGTTCGTAGACAAATACTTCGGCAAGGGAAAGAAAATGGATGCTCAGGGACGCATCCAGACAGGCTCATACAAAAACAAGGACGGAGCAACAGTCTTCACCTTCGATGTCATTGTCGAGAATGTCGAGTTCGGTGAGAGCAAGGCCGAAGCCAAGGCGGAAGACAAGCCGCAAGACCCGCCTATTCCGGGTCCCGGACCTGACGAATGGATGAAAGTACCTGACAACATCGAGGAAGAGTTGCCCTTCGCATAACAATTAGAGAACCAGAAAAGAGGACAAGATATGGTTACAACAAGACTTATGAGCATTACCCCGGAACTCGCTTCCGAATGGCTTCAGAAGAACTACATCGGTCAGCGCAAGGTATCGCAGAGAGTAGTGAACGCTTATGCACACGACATCAAGAATGGGAACTGGGACATCGATTCGCCAGACCCGATTATGTTTTCCGTTGATGACACATTGATCAACGGTCAGCACCGTCTTCATGCAATCATCCGGGCGGGAATCCCGTGTGTGATGTTAGTCGGCACGGGATACAGGAAAGACACTTACGCATATCTCGACAACGGATATGGCAGAAGGGTAAAAGATTACCTTCCCAAAAATAATCACAATACTGCATCAATCCTAAGTGTTATTTATGCACTTGAGACCGGAGACTATTCGATCAAAACGTCATTGAAAGGCACAACTCATGCGGCATCTGAAAAGCACGGGTGCAAGGCAACGAGGGTTGAACTCATTGATTACTACAACGAGCACATGGCTGAGATTGATGAGTATGTCAGGGCGGCACACAGAATGAGGATGTCTATAAGAACAGGTTCTGAAAAAGCCTATGCCGCTTGTGTCTGGCTGCTTAAGAATCTTAGCGTCCAGGCCGACAGCCTCGATGACTATGTTGATTCCCTGTGCCAGACGGGATCAAGCATCATTACCGAGACGATAAAGACAACGATCCTCAAGGCATACACAAAGACGCAGAGACCGACAATGGACTGGTTGTTAGGGATTCTTCTTCAGGGATATGACGTATTTTGCTCCGGGCGAACTGGAGCATCACTGAATAAAGCGGTACAGTACCTTGCCGTTTATGACAACAAGCTAAAGGAGTACAGAGCCTCATGCGACAAGTAGATATGATTCTGGAGCATCTTGAGACTAAAGGCCCTCTGACACAGTTGGAAGCACTTCAGAAGTACGGCTGCGGAAGGCTCGGAGCGAGGGTGTGGGATCTTCGTCACTCAGGATTCCCGGTCAAGAAGAGATGGAAAACGGTGCAGAAAGCCAACGGCGGTAAAGCGATAGTAGCGGAGTATTACATCTGATGGTCGGTACTAAAAAGCAAATCATGAACTGGCTGTTCGATCAGGAGAATGACACAAACTGGGATATCAGGGAGTGGAAGCCTGAGAGAACAAGGTCGCAGAACTCATACTTCCATGTTCTGGTAGGCAAGATCGCCAAGGTTCTTAAGGTATCCAACACGGCGGTTAAGAACAAATTGATTGCCGATTACGGCTTCTACGATGCCGATATAGGCCATGTGATCGTCAAGGACAGCCTCGATTACCTTGAGTTCGAACAGCTTCACCTGAAGCCGTCTACACGCACTCAGGAGATGGCAAACGGCGAACTGTATAGAGTCTTCTATGTCATGAGAGGGACTCATACCTACAACACCGCAGAGATGACGAGAATCCTTGATGCGACCATAGAAGAGGCCAAGCAGTTAGGCATTGAGACCTTACCGCCAGAAGAACTCCAGAGAATGAAGGAGATGTCCGAGAAGCGTGAGAAAGCACTCCAGAACAAAGGCAACGTCAATAAACCCAAAGGTTAAATCCATTGTCTACCTCCGGGACGGGATGAGGTGTGTAATGTGTGGTTGTGTGGTTTCAGAAAGGGATGCTTGTGCGCACCTCATCCCACGTTCCCAAGGCGGTATGGGAGTAGAGAAGAACATCTTAACTCTCTGCCCCAGATGCCACAGGGAGTATGACGAAGGCCCGGACAGGGATTACTGGAAAGGCTTCTTCACGAAGTACATGGAATCGAAATACGGTCCGATCAAAAAGTCAGAAGTAGTTTATGACAAGTGGGGGTTTTTGAATGGCGATTAACAGCAGACAGAAGGGAGCGAGGAATGAACGTTTACTCGCACAGCTTCTGAGAGAGAACGGTTTCGAGAATGCCAGAAGGGGGCAGCAATACTCAGGCATCAACGGCGATGCTGATGTGATCGGCCTTCCGGGAGTTCACATCGAGGCAAAAGCGGTCGAACGGCTGAACATCCATGAGGCGATGGCACAGTCAGTAAGGGATGCCAGGGGCATGGAACTGCCAACAGTCTTCCACAAGAAGAACCGCACTGGATGGCTTGTAACAATGAGATTCGAAGAGTGGTTGCTACTGTACAACCTCTCAGGTCTTGGTAGGGAAAGCGATGAGTAAGAAAAAGTCTTTCGTCATGTATATGTCATGGGGGCCGATGTTTGAAACCCTTCCAGCCGAACAGGCAGGTGCATTGATTCAGGCTATCTATGCCTATCAGAAAGACCCTGACTATGAGCCTGAAGACCCGATTATAAAGGGAATGTTCGCCTTGTGCAAGGCAACTATGGAAGAGGATGCGGCTAAGTACGAAGACGTATGTGCCAAGAGAGCGGAAGCGGCAAGAGCAAAAGCAAGCAAAAACAAGCAAATGGATACAAATGCAAGCAATAGTGCGCAAACCGACCCTGATACTGAATCTGAATCTGATTCTGAATCTGATACTGATAATGATTCTGATTCTGTTTCTGAGAATGAGTCCCTTACGGGACATAAAAACATTTGCTCGGAGCAAGCTGCCAAGCAGACCGTAGTTCCTGACTGTGAAGCCCTGATCCTGAATGACGGCTCTGACTGGTGGCCTACGATCGAGAAGTACAGTGAACTCCAACGGCTATATCCGAATGCCGATGTCAAAAATGAGTTCGCCAAGATGAGGGCATGGTGCATCGGCAATCCGAACAAGCGGAAGACCAAGGCAGGAGCAATGCGATTCGTCACTAACTGGCTGAACAAAGCACAGGACGGTGGGAGAAGCCCTACAAAGCCGCCTGACAAGTTCGCGATGATGGAAGCATGGGCGAGAGGTGAGTATGACAAGGGAGGAATTTTTAACACTGGCTAAAGCGATGACAACGATGTACCCGGACATGAACCTGGCGAAAGACCATGAGGCAATGGATATCTGGTATTACATGATGGGTGACATTGATTACAGGACGGCAAGTCTGGCACTGCAAGCCCATGTCAACACAAGCCCGTATCCGCCGAAGGTAAGCGACTTCAGACGGTTCGCCAACCGCCAGAAGACCGAAGGCCTGAACGAGGAAGAGGCATGGGCATTGGTGACCAAGGCCATCAGGAACGGTGCTTACGGCTCGGAAGAGGAGTTCGCCAAGCTACCTGACATCGTGCAGAAGGCAGTCGGCTCTCCCGTCAACCTTGAGGCATGGTCACAGCTTCCGAGCGATGAGGTTCACACCGTGGTGTCATCAAACTTCATGCGGCAGTACAGAACCGAGGCAGAGAAGGCATCGAAGGAGACGATGGTCAACGATGCTCTCAGGATCGAGGAGCATATGGGGAGGATAGATGAAAAAACTTAGGACACAAATCCAGATGCAGATCGAGATCATGCAGAACGACGGAGCAACGGCAAGCGAGGCTTTAGTCCACCTGATCAACTACCTCAGGAAGGAGCGATGCCTCAAGGAGACTCTGGAGACAGCTGGTCTCAGCAAGAATGTCGGACGGCGGTTCGCATCCGGGGAAGGCTCGATCACATTAGCGGCGGCTGAACTCCTCTGCCGGGCTTGCGGATACAAACTGGTGATGGAGGTGGACGAATGAGAAGCCTGACGCTGTCGGCACTGCTGATCGGACTCCTGGTCCTGATTGCACTCGGCAACGGATGCGGTGCTGAGATGATCGAGGAAGTGGCGAGTATGCCGAATGAGCCAGAACCATGCTACGATGCCGTAGAAGCCCGTGAGAGCAACGAAACGGTCGAAGACGAGGAAATTATCGTCAGGGACGTTAAAGTGCCTCTCACAGCCGAGGAGGAGACGTATGAAGCACCTGATGAAATCCAAGTGGAGACCTTTGAGGAAAGCCTTGACGAGATCCCAGAGATTACAGAAGAGCCTGATGACAATAACGATGCCGAAAATAACGGAGCAGGAAATGGCGAAGATGTGGGAGACATGGCAGAAGACGTACAACCCAGTAAGCATCTATGGGGTGTAGCAACCATCACCCATTATTGCAGTTGTTCTGCCTGTGCAGGTCAATGGGCCGGGGGTCCGACAGCCTCAGGAGTGATGCCGACACCGAACCACACAGTTGCTTGTGAACTGCCATTCGGGACAAGACTTGAAATCAATGGTCAGGAGTATTTTGTCGAAGATAGAGGAGTGTCAGGAATGTGGGTCGACATCTACTGCTCATCGCATGACGAGGCTCTGGCAAGGGGAATGTATAGCGCAGACGTATACATCATAGACGAATAAGGGGATAAGATGACGGAACTGAAGTGCGTCGTTCCACGGGAGTTTAAAAAGACCGTGGACGGGAAAGAGGTAACTGTTTACAGATGTCCACACTGTGGACGGACACTGGCAATCACAGAGACGAATTGCCAAGGATGCGGAAGTTTTATTGATTGGGGGGATGACGAATGGTCGGACAGGAACTGATGGTAGCTGAGAACAGGGAACTCATCAAGGCGGTGGCTGATGTATACCGCATGGAGAAGGAACTCGCCACCAAGAAAAAAGAACTGAGCACACAGCTTCTGGAAGCCTGTGAGAAGTACGGGGTATTGGGAATCGACAATGACGAGATGTCAGTCACCTATATCCCGGCAACTACCAGAAAAGGTTTTGACGCAAAGGCATTCGCCAAGGCAGACCCTTTGACCTACTCGCTTTACGAGACAGAGACTCCTGTTAAGGCAAGCGTGAGGGTTAAGGTGAAATGAAAAGTGATTTAGGGCTGAGAGAAAAGAAATGCGATTGCTGCGGGAAGACATTCTTTTTGACCCCGGACATCTGGGTGTACAAAAAGGAGTTCACCGTTAACCACAAAAGGCCGATGAAATACTTCTGCTCATGGGGGTGTTTGAGGAAGTATGAGAAAGCGAGGGAGAAATGAGTCTTGGGAGTGAATACCGTACCGAGATGGAAGTTGAATCTGCTATTCGGTATGAGAACGAAGTGAGGATGGTTAGACAGGGCATCTGGAAAGATAGGTGGGGAAACGAAAGACGTGTATCCGATATGTCCTCACAGCATATCAGGAACTGTCTGGGAATACTGGAAAAGAGGGATGACGAGATCAGCTTCCTGTGGGAAAAACGGTTTCGGGCTGAGTTGGAGATGAGGGAGGTGAATGGATGCGGCATTTCGGTGACATCACGAAACTGAGCGGATATGATCTGCCGATAGTTGATGTGATAACGGGCGGCAGTCCCTGCCAGGACCTGAGTGTCGCAGGTAAGAGAGAAGGACTGGCTGGCGAACGCTCTGGGCTGTTCATGGAGCAGATAAGAATCGTAAAGGAGATGAGAGAACATGACAGATCAACTGGAAGGCCAGACTACCTTGCCAGGCCTCGATATATGGTGTGGGAGAACGTCCCCGGAGCCTTTAGTTCCAACAAGGGAAGAGACTTCCAAGCCGTCCTTACGGAGATCGTCAAAATCGTTGAGCCGAATGCAGCCAATGTGCCTATGCCTGAGGGGGGGCGGTGGACAAAGTCAGGATGCCTCTACGATGAGATGGGTCGATGGTCAGTTGCTTGGCGAGTACACGATGCTCAGTTTTGGGGAGTCCCCCAGAGAAGAAAACGTATCGCGCTTGTCGCAGATTTTGGAGGACAGACCGCACCCGAAATATTGTTTGAGCGCAAGGGCGTGTCAAGGAATATTGAGGAGAGCGGAAAAGAGGGGGAAGGTGTTGCCGAAGATGCTGAAAGAAGCGTTGGAGAGACAGGCGGGTTTAGAGCAATCAGTTTCCGAGAACGAGCAGGATGCCCAGGGGTGGGGCAAAGGAATCCTGATACAGAATGAACGCACAGGAGCCCTTTCCACGGTCAACAATCAGAGCGTGTGTGCTTTTGAACCGGGTGCAGCGTCACGCGTTGGCGGTCATATATATAATGATGGCAAGGCTGGAACTGTTAGAGCCAACGCAGGTGATAACCAACAAGCGGTAGCATACGGAATATCATCATACGAAAGCAACGCTATGAAATCACATAATCCACATAGTGGTTGTTATGTTGCCGAAACGGCAAGAACATTTGATAATAACGGTGGAAATCCTGCTTGCAATCAAGGTGGAATGATGGTCGTAGAAGCGGCTGGTGTGGATGCATTTAATCAGGAATGCACAGAAGAGTGTGCCAGCACTATCAGAACAGGGAGCGGCGGTGACAGCAAACCTATGGTGTGTGCCTTTGTGCAAAATCAACGAGAGGAAGTCCGCAATCTTGGGGAAGTAATAGTATGTAGTTCTATAGTCCGCAGACTCACGCCACTTGAATGTGAACGCTTGCAGGGCTTCCCTGATGGATGGACAGACATTGGAGAATGGACGGACAGCAAAGGAAAGCTCCACAAAGAAGCAGACTCGCCAAGGTATAAGGCCCTGGGCAATTCGATAGCATTGCCATTCTGGCAATATCTCACAAGAAGGATCTGCGCTCAGTATGAGAGGGACATCACGATGGGATCTCTCTTTGACGGCATAGGAGGATTTCCGTTGGTGTTCGAACACTGCGGAGCGAAGGCCGTCTGGGCAAGTGAGATTGATGAGTTCTGCATGGCAGTAACTAAGAAACATTTTAAGGAGGAAGGATGAGCAGAACAATACAGGAACTCCATCAGCTTCAGGCCTTGCCGCTTGACGTAAAGGTCGAGAAGACAAAACTCCGTATCCGGGAATGGGTGGAAGAGTTTGGAGTCGATGGAGTATATGTGTCCTTCTCAGGCGGTAAGGATTCAACGGTACTGCTTACGATCTGCCGTGAGATGTACCCCGACATCAAAGCGGTCTTCATCGACACTGGTCTGGAGTACCCAGAGATCAGAGATTTCGTTAAGACATGGGAGAATGTCGATTGGATAAGACCGAAGATGAATTTCCGACAGGTCATTGAGAAGTACGGGTATCCATTCATTTCCAAGGAAGTCAGCGAATGCGTGGAGGGGGCAAGAAAATACTTGACAAGGGTGGCTGAAGAGAATAGCCTCGACCGACCGACCGACCGACCGACCGACCGACCGACCGACCGATCCCGTATGCCTATCGGCTTAACAAACTACTTGGAATTGGCCCTTACATACACACACGGGGCGGCTACGATAACAAACTTAAGAAACTTGTCGGATACGGACAGTATTGTAAGCCAAGCCTTCGACAACGTCCGGGTTCAAAGACTACTGGGTTGTTTACCGAAGAGGGGCAAAGCGACTCTGGAGACTATCCCTGAGGGGAAAGACTTATCGAAGTTCTCATGTGAGCGGTACAAGTTCTTCCTCGAAGCACCGTTCGAAATCTCTCAGCAGTGCTGCCGAGTGATGAAGAAAGACCCGGCAAAGAGATATGCCAAGGAGACAGGGCGGCTTCCGATAACGGCTCAGATGGCAACGGAGAGCAGACTCAGAACTCAGGTCTGGTTGAAGAACGGATGCAATGCCTTTGATGCCAAGCGGAAGATGTCAAACCCGATGGCCTTCTGGACGGAACAGGACGTACTACTTTACCTGTACAACAGGAATATCCCGATAGCCAAGTGCTATGGAGATATCGTTACAGAAGGCGAAGTGGAAGGCCAGTTATCGTTTGAGAGCCTTGGGATCTTCGAAAACGAGCGACCGTATCTGGAGACAACAGGCTGCAAGCGAACTGGATGCATATTCTGCGGTTACGGATGTCATCTTGAGAAGCCTGGCGAAGGGCGGTTCGAGCGGCTCAGAGTGACGCATCCGAAGCAGTACGATTACATCATGCGACCGAAGGACCAGGGTGGCCTCGGATACAAGGAGGTGATCGACTGGATCAACGGACATGGAGATTTGCATATTAGATATTAGGAGGACTAAATGAAAATATCAGAAGAAGACTACAAGACGATCTATGACATAGTGATGAAGACATATGACCTGAATCTGTCAACCTGCAAGGTGGCAACGGATGCAATGGTAAACGGAGTTGAGAAGGCACTGGAAACCATTGGGATCATTAAGAAGGAGGACTAAATGGCGAAGGTCTATGTCATTACAAAAGGGTGTTATAGCGACTATCGAATTGAAGGAGTTGCTTCTACAAAAAGCCTCGCCGAGAAGATGGCATATCTATTTAGTGACCGATATGAAGAGGCGGCTATAGAAGAATATGAATTAGATTCATTTAGCGGCATGAGCAATGGTGGAGAAAAAACGTGGCATGTAAAGAGCGATTTTCGCAATAATAAGATTTATGTAACTGGACCGTATCCATCAGAAGGCACAGAAGCCTATGTTACAGCATACGACTTATACCATTTAGAAACAGATGTAGTTGCCGAAACTAAAGAAGATGCAATCAAAATTGCGAATGATAGGTTTGCAAAGAAGAGAGCAGAGATGATTGGGCTGTAGGAGGAGCAAATGGACTACGGAAGATTATTAGACAGACTCGATGAAGCTGTCGAGAGCGGTGAACTCACCGAGGAAGAAGCCAGAGAAGAACTCCGCTGGGCGAAAGCCGAGTATGACGAGGAATGGGAGAGGGACTGGAGATGAGAATACAGATTGAGTTTGATCCGAATGAGAGTACGGCAGTCACTCCGCTCCTGTTTGCACAGGCAGTAATCGACTACTGGTATTCCGAAGTCGGCTTCGCAAAGAATGATGAGAAGATCGCAAGGGCAAATATAAGCGAAGTTTCACAGCATTTATCATGCTTTCTGGAAGCGGAAGCGTATAGATCCGAGGCCAGGAGAAATGGGGTGAGTGTGCTGTGACAGAAGAAGGAATGGAACAGATGTCATTGTTTCCACCTTTGACAAGCGAAGAGGATGCAGAAGATCTGAAAGGCCAAATGATCCGCTTTGAAGAGTATGGAAGGGTAAAACGTAATTGGGAAAATGCTTTTCAAAGATGGAGTAACAGTCATAGCCAAGATGGCGTAGATAGCCGGGGGTGTTGTGGATATGGAGCGATGTGCGATTGGTGCGAGAATAACACTTACGGAAGGCCGTGTGTGAGAGCGCTAAACGCTATGCTTCGTGAAAAAAGGCAATGCATTGATTACTATAAACGCGATTTTGATACAGTGTGGTACGGGGGCAGATAGAGACCGGGAGAACAGGAATGAGTGATCTAATAGACAGACAGGCGGCGATTGATGCGGTTGCAGAAGGGCTTAAACGCACATTCATTGAATACAAAGATGTTGCAGAAAAACTGTTAAACGAAGTACCATCCGCACAGCCAGAAACGCACGATAAACGCACGGGAACGCACGCGTGCGATTTAATCAGCAGACAGGCGGCGATTGATGCGCTTAGGGCGGCATATTGGGACAAGAATATTCAATCTGCAAAGGACGATCCGTGCATAGTGGATGCTATGACAGATTGGGCAATCAGACAGATAAAAGTCTTGCCATCTGCACAGCCGCAACAGCATTGGATACCATGCAGTGAGAGATTGCCAGAGGAAAAAGACGCAGGAATCCTAAAGAAACATGGGATAAGCAAAATGTCAAAAATTGTTCTTGCCACAGTAGAAGTGAAAGGCGAAAGGATGACGACAACTGCTTGTACATACGACGGGGAATGGGACTGGAATATGAAGTATGCATTCCCAGATTACAAGATTATCGCATGGATGCCACTACCATTACCGTATAAGGGGGAACAGGAATGAGTGATTTTTGTAGTGATGCAGAAAGGAGAACCGATGAGTGACCTTATAAGCAGACAGGCGGCGGTTGATGAGTTGATAGCTATGCGAGAACACATAGACGCAGGAATGAGTATTGTCGGTCATACCGCTTATGATATGGCAATCGAAGCATTGCGACAGCCTGAAATCATTCGGTGTAAGGATTGCAAGCACTGGAGACAGCAAACTAATTATGCCGGAGCACCGTTATCATTTGGGTTTTGCGAAAGTGATGACATGTGGCAGTCACTATACGGAGAGACATACGAGGTTTCGCACATTGACACAGACGATGATTTTTACTGTGGATACGCAAAAAGGAGAACTGATGAGTGACGACGCTATCAGCAGACAGGCGGCGAAACATGGTTATTGGTCTGAACATTGGGATATTAGCATAAGGCGAACATACAAGGGGGATTTCTACTGCGCCGACGCAGAGCCGAAGGGGGAACAGGAATGAGCAGATTAATAAATGCTGACAAACTCAAAAAAGACGTTCTTGACCTGCCAGACTGTTATAACGGATTATCTGATACTTATGACAAGGCTTGCATTATCGGCGTAATTGATGAACAGCCGACCATCGAGGAGCGCAAGAAGGTAAGCGATGAGGAATGGACTAAAGCAAGGGGCGGTTGGACGAATCAGCCAGAACGGAAGACAGGGAAGTGGGAAGAGCGAGAGGTATCGAGCGAGCAGGCCATTGAAGAATGGCAAAGCGCAAGGTGCTCGGTATGTGGGCTGTATCATACGACTCCGCATCTTTACTACTTTAAACACTATAATTACTGCCCGAACTGTGGAAGCTATATCGGGGGTGATAAGGAATGAGTGGTGGACATCTTAACTATTTTTATTCTTATCTTGAGGAACACGTCGGTGACTTCGGCGATCGTGAACTTGATGATCTTGTCAAGGATCTTGCCGAACTCTTCCATGATCGTGAATGGTATCTGTCCGGGGACACAGGAGAAGGCGATTGGCGTGAGGCCAGGGATGCCTTCAAATCTAAGTGGTTCACCGATGTCGGACGTAAAGACCGCATCGAGAAGTATCTGAAGAAGTTGTCTTCTGAGGTGTTTGATTCTTTCGGGTTCGGCTATTATTGCCGAGACTGCGAAAAGTGGACAGCGAAGGATGAGTATTACGGCAGGTGCAAGCTTAACAAAAACTGTCTGATGCACAGGAGTGAGCACTGTGACCAGTTTGATAGGAGAGGTGATAGGAAATGAGTTGGGATAAGAGATGCGATAATTGCGTACACAGTAGGCCAGACTGGGTGAACGTCAATAACTCCGATCACTACTGCGATAACGAAGAGTCTGAGGAGTACGGCAATAACTGCGAGTATATTTTCGGCTGTGAATGTTGGGAGGAAGATGAGGAATGACAGAACTTAAGCCGTGTCCGTTTTGCGGCGGTAAAGCCGAACTGATAACAGTGCCGGGGTACTTTAAATCTGTGCTATCATCGAGCGGGTGGCTTGTAAAATGTCTTAATGGGTGTTGCAATCAAACACCATATATGTCAGATCATGACGCGATAAGGGCGTGGAATGGGAGAACAGAGATGGTATCAATAACTTGCCCATGTGCAGAATGCGTACATAACGGAAGAAGATATAAGTGTACTGCAAAGGAAATCAGGCTGACATACCGTAACATGGCAACAGTTAATGAGGGCAGGGTCGATATGTGGGTGTGCAATAAGTACGAACTATCTGAAAGCGCAAAAAAGATACAAGAGTCCTTTGAGAGAGGTGTTGAATGACAGTAGACGAACTCAAGGCCGAGGCCAAGGCTCTGGGATATACGGTGGTCAAGGCCAATCCTCAGGAGAAACTCCTGCCGTGTATATGCGGATGCCGTTACCGGGAACGGTGGTCGGGAACGCATGACCGCAGTGTGATTATCAAGTGCCACAAGTGCGGACGTGAAGCATCAGGGAAGAATGAGCGAGAAGCCAGGCACAACTGGAATGAGATGGTGAGAGATGGAAAATAAATGTGAGGTTAGGTATTACATCAGTACATATTACGATGACTTCTATATCGTCAATCCTGACGGGTCTTATGTGGTGCTGACTCCAGCTTGCGATTACCGCAAGACAAAGTATGACTGGAAACATTTAATCTCAAATGCGTGGTGGGCATTGCACGTCCGGGAAGTAACTAAAGAAACGTTTTACGAACACTACGATGAAGCTCTGAGGAAGAGGAGCGGAATATGACAATAATCGTGGCCTTTGTAAGCTTTTGTGTTGGTGGGCTGTTTGGAATGCTCCTGACAGCGGTACTGATAGCAGGGAGAGAAGATAATGAGAGGGATTAACGTGAGCGGATACAATGCAGAGAGTAAGAAACCATTGATCAAGGAAGTCCTGTACTGGGCAAAGGTACTGTGCGATGCAGGATACGGGCATATCAAGTTTGTCCCGGAAGGGATCAACGACATCGAGACACCTGAGTTAGTTATCAGGGAAGATGCTAATGTGAGATTGAGAGGTGAGAGCGAATGATAGAACTTGTAGATGGATGGTTGATAGATGTTGACAGTATGTCCTACACGCTTAAGAGACGGATCAAGGGCACTTCGAAGAAGGGAGAACCGATTGAGCGAGACGAGATCCACGGCTACTATTCGAGCCTTGAGGGGGCACTTAAGGCACTGGGCAAGGAAATGGTCAGGGAGAACCTAAAGGACGGCTCTCACAGCCTCACAGAAGCTCTGAGCATAGTCTCTGAGGCGCGGAAGACAGTCGAGGATCTGATAGAAGGGAAGGCAAGAGTATGAGAGACTGCGACACCTGCACACACAAGGGAGAAGGAGTCATGGGCGATCACTGCGGACGGTGCGTGATACAGGAGCAGACTCCGACACAGTACGAATCAAAGGACTCGTACCCGATGACATGGGAACTGGCAGCGCACAACGTAGCCGACCATATCCGGGAACTTGAAAGAGAGAATGCCGAACTCAAAAAGGCACTTGGTGCGGGGTGTGAATCCTGTCGGTGGATGAACGAGGACGAGACAGGCCCGCACTGCCAGAACTGCGTACACAATGCCAAGGACAATTATCAGCCGATGTCTAATCATGACCGCCTGAGGACGATGACGGCAAGGGAACTTGCACAATGGTTAGATCAGTCAAGGCTATGCCTCGGCGAGGAATGCCCTGAACACGATATTCCAAGTGATTGCGAGGACTGCGCAGACAGGATTGAGGAGTGGCTGAGTCAGCCAGTAGAGAACCAGAGATCGGAGAGAAATGCCGCACTTTAGAACACCCGGGCCGAATAGCAAATGGTACTTGCCAAAGTACAAATTCAGAACCGTGGCTAACTTCTGCCTTCAGTATCCTGAATTGATTTCCAGGCGGGAGATCCTTGAGAACGGAGGAATCAAGGGAGTCAAGTATGATGGGATGCCACACGGATCTGAAACGGGAGACCCGACTGCACTCCATGCGATGGAACTCGATAATGTTACCAGAAAGATCGACATCATCGAAGGAACGTGTAAGGAAGTGGCGATGGAATTAGCACCGTGGATGCTCATGGCTATTACGGATGACAAGATGACCTATGACAAGCTGAGATGGATTCACGGTATGCCGATCTCGATGACGGACTACATCGTCCTGAGACGGAAACTGTATTGGACGATAGCGCAGAAGATCTGAAAAGAAAAGGCCAGCCGACTATGGCTGACCTTTTTTCATGCGCTCGATGCGTTCTGCAATCGCAGTCTTTATAAATGTGTTAATTGGTTCTCCGACTTCTTTTGCAGCCGGGGCAAGCGTTTCCTCGAAGTATGACTTTTGCATATCTAATGTAATTCGCTTGATATGCTTTTTGATATAGTCCATATCATATTGCGCTTTTTTTGTGACCATGTTTGTCCTCCTGTTCATGAGTTCTCCTCCTCTGAGTCTAACAGATTCTCGACAGATTTTCCATCCTTTTTGTCACCGTTCACACCAACGTATAGTAGAGAAACAATGTGTTTCGGGAAGACTGAGAAATCGCGCCAGAGTCGACGAGGGCAGCCAGATAACCATTGATAAAGGCCTTGTAAGACGTGGCAATATCACGGCGGTCGATCTCGACGGCGCGTCTGTGCAATTCCTTGGTGGTTTCAAGATGGGTTCTCTGCGCATCGGTCAATAGATTGATCGCGTCTTTCGTTCTCATAAAGCACCTCCTAATAGATCCTGATGCACCCGGCGAGTGCGTGAAGATCGACATCGTATTTCGTGGCTGTGGCTTCCAGTAAATCCCAAAAGCGACCGTAAGCCTCACGGGCTTTGTCTGACAGGCAGAACTCCTCATGCTGTCTGTAATCGTGCCATGCGCGTGACAGGATCACGACATCGTGCTTAAACTGTTTTCTCATATCGTACCTCCTTTTGTGGTGTGATTTTTGATTCACTTCGACTCGCGAATCATTCACGAGCCGGGTCAGTCAAAAATCGTGGCTTATTAATCATGAATCGTGACCGTGACTTCGCGATTGTCTTCCCAATCAACGACCCAATCGTCATCGTAATCGTCAGGTGTGCCATTATCGCACATCATCAGGTGGAGATTAGGCTCGGCCCAGACGGAATAAACGTCACCAGAAGGGACGGCCAGCAGATGAGTCACGACGGCCTTGAGAATGATGAGGAAAATTAAAGTCTTCATAGCGCACCTCCTAATTAATCCTGATTGCGAAGTAGTGAGCAAAGAGATCTTCAAACGTGTATGGATGCTTAAGTCCTGAGAGTTCGATCAATTTGTCTCTGGCATCAGCGGCAGCCTCGGCATAAACGTCTGCGGGAGCGTCTGCGTATTCCTCGCCGAAACGGTCAACGATGATTTTTCTTAAATCCATAACGCACCTCCTATTCGCAGACGAACTCAATGAGTTCATCGTCTGTCAGTTCCGCGACCTCAGACCATGGATCGCACTCTTCACCGATGTGCTCCATTGAGAGCATGACCTTGTCAACGGCGATGGATTCTAAAACGTGACGGATGTCTTTTGACATTGGATACCTCCTGTGGATGTTATCAAATCGCGGCTCGTGGATGTTTCAAAAACGCGACTTGTGGATGTTTCAAAAACGCGACTTGTGGATGTTTTAAAAACGTGGCTTGTGGATGTTACGAAATCGCGGCTTGTGGATGTTATCAAATCGCGACTCAGGCACGAGCCGTGAACGTGAATCTCCGCGCAGCCGTCTTCTTCGTGTACTCTTCCAACAGCTTCGGATGCTTCGCGCCGAAGGCTTTCGAGTCGAAGCGGCTTGTCTCATAGCGCGTGAAGCGGACGAGATATTTTGCCGTTTCCTTTGTTTCGAGATCGCCGAGATCCTCTTTGATCGCGGTTTCGAGATCCTTAATCTGGCTCTCGAGCGCGTCACGAGCGGCCTTGAGTTCGGCGAGTTTGTCGAGTTTCGCGTCATACGTTCTGTTAGTCCAGCACATAGTGTTTACCCCCTTTTTATGGTGTGGTGGTTGTTGTTTCATATCGCACGATTACGTGTAACGCGCCTGGCCGGGCGGAGGACTGCTCCTCCGTTAACCCGCCACCTGTTTTCTAAGTGTGTTAAAGCGTCTTTTGGCTTTCGCAAGCGTGTTATAATATCTCGTTTCGATTGTCTTCCCGTGCTCGTAAGCGGTCACTTTGTACGCTTGTGAAAACTTGTCTTGCGCAATTTCGATTGTGATTGCGTTAATCGTTACGGTTTGATGTGTGACTGTCATTTTCCCGACCCCCATTAAATGGTGACTGTTAACTTGCCGTTGTATAACTGGACATTTAAAACTTTGTACCCGCCGAAATGCTCAACGGCGTAGTCGCGGTTGCCGGATGTTTCAAGTTCGTAAATCAAGTAATCAATAGTGAGCGTTTCAAGGAAAACCGTTGTGTCGTTGTCGATGACAGCTAATAAAGATTTTAATGTCATGACTTTACCCCCTTGCGATCATGCCGTTCCGCGTTGCGTAGTCCGTTGCGAATTCTTCGGGATTTTCGTCAAACAATTGTTTAGCAAGTGTGATGCATCGAAAAGCGTTGTCGCCCGTTTCAATGTCAAACGAAGAATCCGCATTGTCTAAAATGGTTTCAAGTCTTTCGAAAAGTTCGGCTTTCAATTCGTCTCTTTCTGTCATGTTATTACCTCTTTTCAAGTGTGCCGTTTTTGCTTGTGCATTCCCTGACGTATTCCGAAAATGTTTTGCAATCCGTACCGCCTGATTTTTTGAGTTCGTTAAACTCGTTTTCAAGTTCCGTTGCCGTGATAAATAAATCGTGTTCGACATCGTAAAACATTGTTTTTCCCTCTTTTCTTTCCGCTTTCATTCCCTTATTTGCGGCCTTTATCAGGCCTTTACTTTTTAAGTTCGTTGACGTATTCAAGACTGTCTGTCTTTGTGTAGCATCGGCGGCAAGTGTCGCAAGAACGCGCACCGCAATTGATAACAATATTGTTTGCCGTTGCAAAGTCTTTATCAAATACGGTGAAAACCTTGTCAATGAATGGATATCTTTCAAGTATGTTTTGCGTTACAACGTTTAAACATGGGCTTGAATAGATAATGATTAGATTTTTCGGCTTGCCGTCAATGGCGATCGCTGATTTATAAAACCATGGGTTTTTTGTCCATACCGTGAATTGTGTATTCGGATTAGCTTTGCAAAAGTTAAAATAATTACGGCATTGAATAACGTTTGCAACATCGCCGAAAGATTCAAGCCTAAATATTTCTGTATTGAATACGGGCCATTCATTGACGGGGATTAATACGCTTGTAAGCACTTCGGTATTCTTTTTGAGTTTTGAACGAAGTAACTTATAACGAAGATTCATTTTTGCACTAAAGCAGTGTGCGCAGATGCTTTTTTTGTTCCGTCTTCTTTTTTCGCAAATTTTATTGAAAAGACAGCAAGTCGAAAGACTTAAAACGTTTAGCATTTTTCCAGTATGCTTTAATGTAAAGCGGACACTCCATTTTTTTTCAAATACGCTAATGGCTTTTTTAATTTCTTTATTCATGTTTTTACCCTCTTTTCTTTTAATGGATAAAGGCCACGAATAAAGGAATGAAAGCAAGTATTAAGTTTTCAAGTTTCAACTATCATGGTAGTATAATAGCATTAACTACAATTGTAGTCAATAGGGAAATGAAAAGTTTTTAAAGATTTTTTTCCATAGTTTGAAACACGCCAAAACGGGTTAAAATGCTAATGTGATTTATTAGGATGAAAGACGGGGCAAACCGTCTTTTTTATTACCAGAAAATGGATACCAGCGCGCTAAGTCGAACATTTGTTCGATTTCGCAGCGGGCACGTTTCTGGTGAATTTCAGGCAGTAAATGTCAGATCTGACAAGCGGTGAAACATGGCACGAAAAGACAAAAATGGATTAACCGATAAACAAAGAAAATATGTCTTAGAACGTGTTAAAGGAAAGACACAAAGACAAGCTTACAAGGCCGCCTATCCTAATGACAAAAGTAAAGACGCTACTATAGACGGCAATGCATGCCGCTTAGAATCCAATAGTAAGGTTTTAGCATGCCTTGAACGGCTTAGACGATTAGACAATAACAAGGCGATCGCTAATAAAGACGATATGTCTAAAATGTTATCTGATTTCGCTACTGATGATTCTATCTCCATGGGTAACCGTTTAAAGGCTATAGACATCCTTGCTAAGCTATCGGGATGCTATACAGACGGTGCAACGGTTAATGTTAGTCAGTCAGTCATTACGGCAACGGACAAAAGTAAAGCTATTGCCGCTTATTTACAGGACTTGACTAATAGCAAATAATTATGAGACGCGCTAATCGCCGTTCTAAGCGTTTTTAGTACCGTTGCGGTGCTCTCATAGCCTCATAGGTTAAAAGTCGCTCATACGGGCAAATAGACGCTCATAGGCAATCTGGCCTCATTTGTCCATGCATTGACGCATCCCGGGCAGTCGAACACATGTTCGGGTGGATGTTACCGCGTGCTTCGGGCGTGCACGGGTGGGGGAGTATAAAAACCTCCCCACAAAATTTTCCAGTACACTTCGTCCCACAAAAAGTCCCTCGCCATTGTGCACTTTGCCTTTTTGGTCTCAAAAATCACGGGGCAGTACAAAAGGCGATTGTGCAACATGAACAAAAACTCCTCAATTTTCCCACGGATAAGGTATTTTAACAAACCGAAACTGCGAGGAAGCGAAGCGAGGAGCAGCCATAAGAGACTCCTGCGGACGGAATCGAAGTAGCGGAAGGTCAAATTCAAAAACCGCATATAAAAATTTTCGTGTAAAAAGTTGCTCCACAGGAAAGGGAAACGATGGAGAGACTCAAAAGACTGCTGGATCAAGCCTCTCCAGACTGTGATCCCTGGCTGATTGGGAAGATTCCCAAGCACTACAAACGAATAACCGTAGATAAAAAGACCGCCATACAGCTTGCCATCTTAGGAGCGAGTGAGTTAGGCGGTTGTTTTGATATAAAGCTGTATTTTTCCCAAGCCATGATAGCCGGGGCGATTATCTCAGGGCGATATCGGAAGATCGTTATCGTGACCTGTTCGCAGTACGGCAAATCATGGTTAATGGGGCACGTTGGTCTGTATCAGGCCTACAAGGGCCACCCGCAGTTCCTTGCGGCGGCTAAAGGAGACACGACCAACATAATCATGGGCCATGTCATCCGCTCTTTGAAGGACTCCGACCCGGAGATACAAGATGCCTTCATGCAGAAGGGCGAGAGACTGGAAAAACTTGCTCAGCAGTTGTCCAAGAAGCGAATCGCAGCCCGGACAGGCGGTTTTGTAGAGTGTGTCACATTAGGTGATACCTTCACGGACAAGACAAAGAACGATGCGATTGGCCGAGGCGGTGACTACATAGTTGACGAAGCGGCGTTAGTATCGAACGATGCGTTTGCTGAGACAGGACGAGCGGAACTGGCGGGTGTTGGAGATAACCAGTACATGACTGTTCTTATCTCCAACCCGCACAACCCGGGATACTTCTACGACCTCCTGACAGGCCCGGAGAGCGATGACACGTTCATCCTCTGGATGGATGCCTGTACGTGCCTTGAAGAAGGGCGGTGGACACGGGAGCAGATTTTAAACTCGACCTATGCGAAGGAGAAATCGACCCGTATCAGGTACTGGCTGTGCGAACTTGAGCAGTTCGGGTCTTCGATGTTCACAGACCCGGTAGTAAGTGACGAGCCTCTTAAGCAGACCGAGCATTATTTAGGAGTGGATGCGGCCTACAAAGGCAAGGACTCCATCTGTTTAGCCCATGTCTCTTTAGGGGAGAAGGTCAAGGTCGAAGAGATCGTCAGCCTGAAGAAGACCGACTGGATAGACGGCGTTACTTCAGAAGACATCATCAAAGAGGTCTCAAGCGTAGTAGGGACGTTGCGGTGCCCTCTGACCTGCGTGGACGTAGGCTTTGGTGTCTGGCTGGTCGAAGGGTTAGCGAAGAGAGGCGTGTCCGTCAAGGGCATCAACTTCGCAAGCGGTGCGACCAAGGAACGGATCGACACCAAGCAGTACGCCGCCACGAACGCCGCCAACGTCAGGGCCGAGATGCACCTTGATCTTCAGGACCTGATGGAGAACAAAGCCATTGTGTGGTCAACTGAGGCCTACAACAAGGTAAAGGACATCTTCCCGTATGTATCCTGTGAGCGCAAGACCTCCGGGAAGATACAGATAAAGCCGAAACCCGCGATCAAAGCCGAATTAGGGCGTTCGCCTGACGAACTGGACTCTGTGTTGCTGGCGATACACGCCGCCATCCTTTGCGCGGGAGAAAACAGGGAATTTATAACAAATGACTGAGAAAGATATTCTTGACGATTTCCTATCATGCTCCGCTTGCGGTGATTTAGGGAAAGAATGTACCAATCAGGACGATACCTCGGTAAAAAGGATCGACTGGCTGATGGAAAACCTTCCCGGCATCGAGTATGTCAAGGAACGAATGGTTAACTACATATTTTCGAACGGCCTGACATCCGAACGAGGCAATGACGAAGAGAACGAAAGGCTTCAGGAGTGGCTCTATAACGTCACCAATTTGCAGAACCAGTCGAACTACATCGTCCTTCAGGAAGCCATTGGCATGGCTGCGTGTTACGGATGTTCCGGGCTTCGTTTACTGGATGGTGCTCTGTACACCTATAAAAAGGGCACATACGGCACTTTGATCTCCAAACATGACGGAATCAAGGAAATTGTGGCGTATTTCATCCAAAAAGACGGCAAATCCATCGATCAGTCATTCGATTTGAAGGACATCCTGTCATATTCGTCTGTTGAGCAATTTTTCAAGGAAAAGAACCTGATTCTGCTCGATAAGACGGAATTTACCAGTATTTCGAACGATCCGAGCGATATTTACGGCACTTCACCCCTTTTGAGGGACAAATACCGTGTAAATCTGCTTTTAAGTTCCTATGACAGGCTGAATTACGACATCGAGTATGACGGTCCGGGTCGGATTATCCTGCGTCCGAGGGACGGATACGACTCCACCGATAACGAGCAGTCGACCACTTCCGTGCTGTCGAACTCACCACAGGCCAAGCAGGACCGCATCAACAAGGCCAAAGCGGAAGTGAGACGCATTGCCAAGGAGATAAAGGAGTCCTCATCCGACTCAATCATCCTTCTGTCGAATGCCTTCGATGAGAAAATCGAGCATCTGGAGAGGGTAACGAAGTCCACCGAGTTTTTGGACTGGGTTTCGAACGAAGGCGTCATCCTCGCTCAGATCCTTGGCATGTCACCGACCCTTCTGGAAGTCGGGCAGATCCACGGTAACGTTTCCGTTGAGAAGATCATCGACAACTCGATGCTGAACACCATCATCCCGATGCGTGAGCGGTACGCTATCCAGTTCTCGCCGCTGATCTCCAATTATTTGGGCATTCCGAAGGTCTACTTCGACAAATACAACCTCCAGCAGGTGCAGGACGAGAACGAAGTGCGCTTGAAGGTAGCCCAGATCGTGCAGAAACTGGCCTCTGCCCAGAAAGCGGCACCTGACCCGGCTGTTGCCCAGGCAATTACCGCCTTTGCCGAGTACCTTAACGGTTCTATCCACGGCGATGACGGACAAATTAAGGATATGTAAGAAAGGGGAAACCAATGGAAAAGACAATGATGCAGGCGTTGAAAGACGCTCAGAACGTGCAGCCGTTCGCCAAAATCGGCGATAAGGACGTAGTCACGTTCGAACAGTATCAGGATTTGGCGGTTCTGGACTCTCAGTTCAACGCCGTGCCGGGTATGCCGACACTTGATAAGAACGGTATGCCGTGCAAATCGTACACAGCGAGGGTAGCATATAACCCCGATGTGTTCTATGACAACCGCTATCGGAAGGTAAAGGACTCCATTTTGGTAGTCACGGACTTCCGGGCGATCAGTGAGCAATCGACCGGGAGGGTCTACGCCTCTCAGATCCCTGCCGTGTCGTTCGTCCGCAAGGACGGTAAACTCGCTTATGACAAAACTGTTCTTGTCTCCGACAAGGAGTTCCTTGAGCAGTTCACTCATAAGTTATCCAATGAAGCAATGGCAGAGATCCGAATGGTTCTTGCCGAGAATGCAGTACCGAGCGATCTTACTGCTGACGAATTACCCATTTAAAAAGGAGATTTACTATGACTAAGAGACAGACAAAAGTCACAATCACGCTGATTGGCGGCGGCACTGTGGTTTATGACGATGCCGTTGCCGCAGGGTCTGGCACTTCCGCAGCCACCTCGATTGCGGCGTACGAAATGGTCGTTGGCCCGGTTGGCGAAAACAAGAAAAAGACCTATGTTCCGTTCCACGCCATCGCCAAAGCCGAAATCGAGTTCACGACAAGCGAAGTCGAAGCCCCGAAAGACAGCACCTGCGTAAGTGCATAAGGAGACGCTTATGATTAAGCGAAATGTCACGGTGACAGCGAAGCCGAACGGCGGTGACAATGTCACCTATGAAGTCGGTTCGGTCGAGGATGCCATCAAGCACAAAGAAATGCTTGTCGGCAAGGTCGGCGATGCCGAAGTCTTTATGCCTTACGGTTCGCTCATCACCGCAGAAGTCGAATCCGAAACCGAAGAAGTCGATGACCCCGAAGACGATGCCTGTGTGGAAACAGATGCTGAATGCAGTTCCATTTATCTTGCATATTCGACTGGCAACGACATATATGAAGTCGGTGATGGTTTTACAATTGATAACCAGGTAGAAGCAATAGTTGTGGGCATAAAAGGTGCATTAGCCCCAGGAAATGTTGTCATTGTAAAAAGCGTTTCTGCGCAAGACCCATCAATTGTTCACTGCACGATAGAAAGTGATGGGTCCTGCGCAATTCTCGCATTAAAAGGCGGGTCTTCGTCGGTTGATTTGACATTGGTTAACGGTTGCAAATACTCATTCGTAGTTACGGTTAACGATTGATAGGAGACTTTATGGAATTTAAAGATTTCAAAGAACTCTACGCATTCTTGAGAGGCAAGTTCATTGAGATCGAACCCAAAGAATATGTAGAGCCGTCCGAAAAGGAAGAGAAACCTAAGCGGACACGCAAAAAGAAGGAGGAATAATGGCTTATTACAAACTTATCGATGCCATTCATTCTCCTCAGAAGCTGAACGTAGTCGGCAACATTGACGGTGCCAAGAGATACGTCCGTGTGACGCTTTACCCCGGCAAGAAGTACGAAATCCCTGAGGACGAACTCCTCTGGAAGAGCATTTCCGAAACAAGGGTAAAGACGAAGTACGACAAAGCCCTTGAAGCCGCCCTGAAAGCCGCCAATGTCGATTTCAAGGTAAAGCACTGCCCCTCATGCAGTGGTCGAATCCTTAAAATCGAGTATCCGATAGTGGAGGTGTGCGATGCCTAAACCGAACTTAATAGATGACAGGGACAAGCGCACTATTCACAGACGCTTGGCAAAACAGAACTATGATAACATCATCACCCTTTCGGCGGACCGTACACAAACGGTTCGCCTTTTAGATGAAGGGGCTGTTGTCATGGCTAACGGGAACATTGACTTCTACATCCAGAAGGGGACGCTCCAGAAGTTCATGAATGCGCTCACGGAAGGCTATGTAGGGTCGATCAACCTTGGTCATGAGCGGTTCGCCTCGTTCCCCATCCTTCTTGGGTCGTGGACGAGGGAAGATATGCACCTGGTCGACATCGGCGATGGTCGGAAAGGACTGGATGTTGACCTTCATCTCGACTATGACAATCCCCTCATGAGGGCAGTCGTTCAGTCGGCTGACAAGTACGGGTACGACCTTGGCGTATCTGCCGAGTTCTCTTACCACGTAAACGAGGAAGCGTCATATGAGTGGGACGTGATGATCATTGATGACCTGTTCATTCACGATTTCGCCATTGTCGGCGATGCCGGGAATGTTAACAGCATGGGAATCCAACTGAAAGGAGAGCCAATGGCTATTTCAATGAAAGAATTGAGTGCAAAACTCAATGTTGAGGGAAATGATTTAAAATCCCTCAACGATGCTATTGATAAGCTGCTTGAGACCCCGTCTGCCGAGAACGCAGAACAGGTCGAGGAACAGCTTGAAGCAACCGAAGAGGCCGAAAAGACCCTTGAAACGACCGAGGAATCTAAGGAAGAGACCGAGGAAGCCTCTCTTAACGCCGAGGAAGCCTCTGAGAGCGAAGAAACGGAAGAGGCCGAGGAAGTCAGCCTGTCATCCGTTCTTGACGCTGTGAACGGCCTTAAAGACCAGTTAACAGCCCTCAGACAGGAGAACGAAGACCTGAGAGCACAGCTTGCCGCCAAGGACGAGGAAGCCAAGGCATTCGTGAAGAAGTTCATGAGCCTTGACGTGTCACTGTCAGACGAGCCGAAACCCGTTGTTAAACAGAAAGTCGGTTACACCGACGGAATTGGAGAATGGTAAATGAAAATCAACATGAATCCGAGCATTGATATGCTCAGTAACTTTGCGGTTGACCGTAGAGTCCTTGCTACTAACTTCGCCGAGACGATGCCCGACTGCACACAGCGGGATATCGAACCTCGCACAGCCATCTTTGACCGCTTCCCGCTTGTCGAATGGCTGATGAACACGGAACTGACTTCCCAGATCCGTGAAGACATCCGTGCCAATGGCCCGTGCCTCGTCCAGAAGGGCGAAACTGGCTACACCATGAAAGTCCCGGAAACCTTCTGGACAGTGACACCGACCTCGTCTTCGTCCGAATGCTGCTGGGCACCGATGGACTTCGCCAAGTGCGGTTCTGAAGTTCCGATCAACCTTCTCTGCCTGAAGGACTGCGAATCCATCATGGATCAGCTGATGGGCCGTCAGCTGATCAACCGCAACAACGTTCCGGGCTTCGCTTCTGATGGCGAAACGATGGAAACGATCAAGAGACGTGTTGCCAGAATGTCTATGGCGTTCTACACCGCCTACACGATCATCCTTGGTCTGGACAACACCTACACTGACATCCTGAAACCGTTCCACGGCCTCCTTCAGGTCATGAGCAACGCCGCTGTCACAGCCATTCCGGGTGCTGACATCCTTGCCGCCTTCAAGATGGTCGCTTGCCGTCTTGCCGTCATGGGCTACACAGGTGCCTACACCTTCGCTGTCAATCCGATCATCTATCGTTCCATCCTTGACGTGATCGTTCCGGGCCAGTTCGGCGAACTGCCGAGAGGCTGGAGCCGCAACGGCGATGAAATCACATTCATGGGCATCGGCTTCACAAGAGATGACAGAGTCCCGGTCGACCTTGAAGAAGGCACTGGTGAAGTCTGGGTTCTTGACGGTCGTTCGATTGGCCTGTGGCTTGCTGGCAACCTGATGCCCGAAGGCGATTTCGTCAGAGAGTCTGGTCATCAGGCTTCTGCCCCGGCTGACGGCTGCGGTTCTGACTGCACTTACTACTACAACTTTGGTGCTGTTGCCAACAACAACTCCAACCGCATCATGAAGATCACGGATGTTGCGATCTCCAACGCTTGCGCATCAACGATTGGTGATCTTGCGACCCTGATCATGCCGACCACTCTTGTACCGAGAGCCTGATGCAGATCATTGATGGGGTGGAAGTTCCTGAGACTATCGAAGAGCAGTTAAGGGACTTCTGCCCCTGTGTTAAAGAAGACGGTGCGTTCTCCGCTAACGTAGCCGAGATGATCAATGTGGTCAGCCTGGCTACGGGATGGATGCGCACACCATGCGAGACTTTAATGTCTGGTGAGCGTAAGGAAGTGTTCCCTGTCGAGTGCGAAGACTGCCCGATAGAGTTCACCCCCTACTATCACCCGTTCGAGCCTGATTCTTTCTCCTTCTATCTTATCCAGACCAAGGGCCTTGAAGAGACCGTAACAGAACTGGACTTTTCATACAGCGAAGCGAACGGCCTCTTCAGGGTCGACCTTGGGATGGACTGCAAGTGTATGGCGAAGGAGTGCGGTTGCCCGACAACCTATCAGGTGATGGCGAAATACACAGCCGGGTACGATTTACTGCCTGACTGTCTGCTCCCTGTGTTCTGTAACCTTCTTGAGGTCATCAGGGCGAAGAACTCATGCGACTGCGGATGCGGCTGTGGAAGCAATGAGAACTCCGAGCAGAACATTGAGTATGCGTCTGGTGATATCGTCACGGTCGCTCTTGAAACCGATCTTGGCAAGATCCTTGTCGAGCAATACAAGAATCAGCTTGCCGCCTTGTCCCTTATTAACGGTGAACAGCGGTTATGGGGGTTTGTGGTATGAAAATTGTATTCAAAGGATATGTTGAGAAAGGCCGAAAGGGATGCCCGGTATGCGGAAAGCGCAGAAGTGAATACGTCTACCGCTCACGAAGGCCGTACATCCTTCCGAGCGGCATAACCAAAACATTCAGGGCAGGGATTCCCGTTGAGGTAAGCCCCTCAGACGGCGAGTTCCTGCTCTCTGTTACCTACGAAGCCCAAGGGGAAATCAAACACGCATTTGAGGTAGCCTGATGGAGTTCTCTATCAACGACTATGATGAATGGAAAAAGCAGAAACTCGACAAGATAGCCGAGCGAGGCAAAGTCCTTCTCCAGAGGGACATCCGAGCGCACCACTATGACTCCGGGAATATGTACCAGTCGGTCGTTGTAACAAGCTTCAGTGAGAATCAGAGAGAAATCTCGACCGACCCCGTATCGCACACGAACGGAGTCCATTACGCGCCCATCGTCAGAGACGGGCGCGGCCCTATCTATCCCAAGCGCAAAAAAGCACTCAAGTGGTACAAAGACGGAGCGGTAATCATCAGGAAGTCCGCAGGACCGTATAAAGGCGATAAAGACTTCCCCAAGAGAGCCGCCGACCAACTCAGAGAAGAAATCCCCAACCTATAAGGAGACACTATGGCTGAAAAGAAAGAAGAGAAGGTCGAAAAGAAACTGACCTTCAAAGAACGCAAGCTGAAAGCAATCAACGAGATGCAGAACAAAGCCAAGGCCCGTTATCTCGCTGAACGTATCCTGAAGAAATAAGGAGGCCCATAATGGCAAGATGCAATAACGATGCCTTACTCCGCAAGATCACGAAAAAGCCGATCGACAAGAACCTGACAGAAGTTGACATGATGCTCTACGGTCAGCTTCCTGACTGCCGCCGAATCGACACACGCCATTTCGTGAGTGCGGGTACTGGCTACACCTACAACAAATTTGACAAGCCCGAAAACAGGTTCGAATGCCTGAGAAACGGCTGCGTCAACACTGGCACACTGACCCTTGGCTCTGCCTCTGACAAACTCGTTGTCAGAACACTGGAAGATGCCACTGAATGGGCCTCTGGTGTCATTACCTTCTATGTAAAGGGAACAGGCACGGTCACGGTCGAAGTTTCCGATGACGAAACCTTCACGAACGCCGACAAGTACACCGTCACGGTCGCTTCCGTCCTTGATGACGGATTCAGCCCGGTTGTTGTCGACCTGTCCCAGACACCGACCGAAGTCGGCGATGGCTGGACACCGTCTGCGAATGGTGCTTACATCCGTCTGAGCGGTTCTGCCAAGATGGGCTTCTCGTCTGTCGGCATTTTCGACTCGATTGCTGACTTCAACCTGAACGATGTCGTGAAACTTGGCTGCCTGAGCAACATTGGCGGCACTTATGACATCTCCGCTCTGGAAAGAGCCTGTGCGGAAGCCATGTACGATCCGAGCGGTGTGACATCATTCTCGCAGACCATCACAGCCCGTAGGGTTTCCGGGAATTACTGGAAGCTGAATGCTCTCAACAGCAAGGGCGAAGCCGCTGAAGGCTTTGAAATGGTCACGAAGGAATTTACCATCGCTTCTGGTGGTGACTACGGTGTTGTCACTCTGAATGACTTCTTCGAAGACGAGTGCGGCGGTGTTGCCATCCAGATGAGCCGTGACTGCTCGGTGGTCGATTCTGCGCTGAAGCAGATTTCCATCCCGGTCGCAATCGCTCTTGACGAAGACCAGTTCCAGATCATCCACCTCGCTGAAGGGGTCGAGATCCACTTCAACGCTTCGCTCGTTGGCGAAAAGGCTTCCATTTCCTATCCGAAGACTGTCAATGTCGAGGAATATGTCGGCAACACTGACAACCTCAACACGGTCAAGGTCAGAATGTCCTACCCGGTCATCATCGAAGATGGCCCGGACAAGTGCATCAAGGAAGTCCATGTATTCGACCATGTCCTTGTTACGTCCTTCCCGGCTAACATCACAGAAGCCGATACAGAGTTCTCGTTCACGGTTCAGATCTATGCTGACGCTGACGGCAACTTCTACAAGGTTCGCAGAATCCTTGATTGATAGCAGGCCCCGGTTAGCCTGACGAAGGCCCGAAAAACTGTGCTGACGCACAACGTCCTCAAGTTTATACGGTTTAGAGAGGATTTCTCTTATCCAAGAAAGGGGAAAGATTATGAATCAGGAAGATTACAAGAAAATCAAAGACGCAATCGACAGCGCACAGGACTCCGTTGTCCCGTTCCCGGTTATGGACGGTGACGAACTTGCCGTAGTCGGCGATGCCAACGAGACCCAGCTGAATATGCATGACTTCACGATGCACTTCAAAGTGCCTGTCGAAGACGAAGGCAAGCGCAAGATCGTTGTTAAGGAAGTCGAATATAAGGATATCTATGTGACTCCGAGGCTTGAGCCGAAGATCGAGGTGGCGATTGCCGAACTCCTTCCTTATTTCCGCAAAATCCGTCCTGACGGTTCGGTTGGAGACTTCACTCATGAAGAGGTCTACCAGCTTCTTGACGAGATGTCACAGGAAATCTTCGACAAGATGTACGCACTTGTCGGTTCGTTTCTTGGCGTAGATAAATCCCTTTGGGACTATATGTCCGCTACTGATGTTTTTGAAGCCGTGTTCAAAATTTTCTCCGATTACAAAGAGGTTGCGAACGCAGCAGACACCTTTCTTTAGAATAATCGTTCGCAATGCCGCAGAAGAAAACACGGATATTCAAACAGCAACACATTCTTTTTTCGCCGGGTTCAACCTGTACACGATGATGGCTCACACGGTCGGAGAGATTCTCCATATCAGGCCGAATACCATCCTCGACACATGGGGAGTTCCTGAACTCATTGTGGCCTACGGGCAATATATGAACGAGAAAGCCCAAGAAGCGTATCAGGGATGGGTGGTCAGAAACAGAAAAACTAAGGAAGACCCCATGCCGAGCCAATATTATGTGCGTTTTATTGGCGTAAAAGAACTGGAAGAGTTAGAAGATGGCTGACAAGATTTCAATCCTCGTAGAACTGAAGAATGACAGCGCAGTAGTCAAAAAGCTGAATGACATCAAAGGTTTGATGAAAGACCTCGACAAAGGGGCTTCGATCAATCTTAATGTCAATACAAGCGGTATCGACAATGCATCCCGTAAAGTGTCCCAGATGCATCAGGAGACCATTTCTCTTCAACAGGCACTGACTGGTGTCGGCGGGGCGTTCTCTACCATCGGAGGTGCTTTACAGGGCATTGGCAATATATTCAGCGCAGACCTTCTTGGAACGGTCGAGCGAACCCTTACTGCCTACGGCACTATTCTTGCCACACAGGGTTTTAAGAATGCCATAACACGTTATGACATCATGACAACCTATGATGACTATATGCAGATCATGGGCGTGTCTGCTGAAGTGGCAAGCGCATCTCTGGATAAGGTCAATGAGGCTATCCAAGGTATCCCTGTCGGTCTTGATACGGCGGCACAGGAAATCCGAATGTTCACCATGTACTTACAGGGTACTGGTAATTCAATGGATGAAGTCGCTGATAAGGCCACAAACCTGACCATCGGTCTTGAACGAGCCTTGGTTGCTGGTGGTGCTTCCGAATCCATGAAGACCACGGCGAAGTACGAAGTCAACCGACTTCTGGCTACTGGTTCGCTGACAACCGCCAGGCAGTGGCAAGCCCTTTTAAACGGCCTTGGTGTGTCCGGGCAGTATTTGAAAGATGTCATGGGCTACGGCAACCTGTCTACGCAGGAGTTCATCGAGCGTCTGTCCAGTTCCAAAAGCGAAAACAAAATCTCAACCGATGAATTTATCAATGGTATTGCTGCCCTTGCTGATTACGAGGGTCTAAACAAAGCCATTGATGTCTATAAAACGACCATTGAAGCAGGTATTTATGACCTTCGCTTCGCTGTGACAAGAGGTTTTGCCAATACATTCACAGCTATCAACGAGACCCTTGAGAAAGAAACGAAAAAAGGTATCCGTGGGTATATCCAAGACCTGAGGGTCGGCATAAACGATGTGTTTGCCAATCTACAGGATTGGGTAAGAGAGCATCCTGAAACCCTCACAATGATCCTTGAGAAGTTCACGGAGATCATGCAGAGGGCGAGAGACCTCGACATCGGTCGCTTGATGGCAGATATTGCCGAACAGGGCGGCAAGATGGTCGATTTCTTCCTGAAGCTGTACGATGCCATACCAGAAGGGTGGATGCGTCAGTTCATGACATTCTCAATGGTCTGGGCTACACCAATGGGGAGACTATTCAGCGGAATCGGCAGTATATTCACATTCCTCGGACGGATGTCTGGCATCCTTGGTAAACTCCCGTTACTTGGCAAGTTATTCGGCCTATTTGCCCCCAAAGGATTGACCGTAAGCGGTGTCGGCGGTATCGCATCACTTGCCGCAGGAGTCGGAAGCATCGCCGCTATGGGCGGCATCATATATGAATACGCCAAGGTCTTCGAATACATCAGCAACATGGAACTTGGCCCGAACCTTGAAAAGAACATGGTTCTCATCGGTTCTACAATCCTTGGCGTTGGTGCGCTGACTGGTGGTATGTCGACTGTGATAGGCTCACTGACTGACATACAGAGGCTTGGGCTGCTTCAGGGCGAAGGATTAACGCTTGGTTTTGAAGGACTTGTAGCCGTAGCTGGCGGTATCATCTATGAGTTCGCTAAAATCGGCGAGACGATTGGCTCAATGGATCTCGGCAACTACGAGAACAACCTCGATGCCATTGAACCGCTAATCCGAAAGGTCATGATCGCTCTTGGCCTTATCGTTGGCGGTGTCGGTGCCGGGTCATACTTCACAGGCGGTGCCGTTGCCTTATTCGCCGCCATTGGCGAAGCTGTTGCCATGGGCCTTCTGGCTGAGATGGATTATGCGTCCCAGATCATTGTTAAGTTCGCCAATGTTGCCCAGACGATTTCCGATATGGAACTCGTTCCTGACTTTGACACCAAGGTAACAGACCTTGCCGATGGAATCAGTGCCATTTACAATGCAATGCCGTCCCTGACGGATGCTGAAGTCACTGGTTCTGGTAACTACTATGCCTTCTACAAAAACATGGGTGACGCATTCACCTCTATGGGTGATGCGGCTGTTGCTCTGAAACGTGCCAAGCCGAGTTTCGAATCGCTTAACCGTACCCTTGGCGAGTTTGACGGCATCAAGAAGAACGTGTCCGAGTTTGCACAGGGCATCGGCGAAATCTATTCCGTGCTTGAGGCGAACTTCCACCTCGGTTATGAAGCCAAGTGGGGGTCTAACAACTATCCGACCATCATCAAGAACATGGGCGATGCCGTGGACAAGATGAAAGAGGTCGCTGATAAGATCAAGTCAATGGAACTGGAACTGAAGTTCCTTAACCTTGGCTTATCTGGCACGGTTGAAGAGACCATCACTTCCGAGACGAACATCGCCGGGCCGACAAGCGGCGTCAAAACCACCACATACGGTGCTAATGATAGATTCCAAGGGCTTGTCAACAGGCTGAAAGAACTGATGACTGGTGTCAAAGACATCATGGGTGTGTTTGGACAGGATTGGATCATGTCGCTGTTCAGCGAATGGCGAACATCGGCGCAGTACAAAACCATCACAAACATCAAAGATGCTATTGGCTCGGTCAGTGATATCGCTACGAACATACAGGAAGCCGCTGATAAACTTGAGGCAGTCAATTACAGGAGTTCGAACGGTCCTTCCGTCCTTGAATACTTCAAGAATAACTTCGCGCCGCTCATCAACGGTGTCAGGGAAGCCATTGGTGCGGCTGACACAACGACATTTGAGTCGAAGATAGCCGAAATCGGTGTCATGGTATCATCCGTCAACAGCCTTCTAACAACGATGGGCGAGGTTGATATTTCCAACCTTCTTACCGACATGGGCAGCCTTGTTGAAGTGATGAACAACGACCTCAATCCCGCTATGGATCAGCTTGGTCAGTTCACTGGTACGGCAAAAACGAACGCCATGCAGCTGTCCCACAACATCCGTGGCATCGGTACTGACGCTGAGAACAATGTGGGTAAAATTGGCGGGTTGGCATCGCAGATTGACAATCTGGCTACACAGCTTGGTTCGGCGGCTATCAACGCAAGCACCCTTCGGAATGCCTTGAACAATATTCCGACCAACATCAATGTGAATACGAACTTCCACCAGATCAGAGCCAATCCTCTGAGTATGTGGGGTTCAAGGTTTGCCACTGGCGGCCCGGTCGGCACAGACACGATTCCCGCCTGGCTTTCGGAAGGCGAGTTTGTCATGCGCTCCAAAGCCGTTCAGACGTTCGGTCAACAGTTCATGGCACAAGTTAATGCCTTGAACATTCCGGGTGCCTTAAATGCGCTTGTACGGCACTACACACTGCCTCAGAGCGCACAGATCAGCAATATTTCGAACCGTGACAACCATGCCGTTGTTAATCAGTATATCTCAACCAACAATCCGAACTACACTTACGCTCGGGCAAGCAAATATGTGAGGGCATTATGATTTATAGCCGCCATTACATACAATTTAACGACCTCGTATTCGGGGAGTACGAATTAACCAGCGAGGGAGATTCGGACGTATCATTTAAGAATACGTCAACTGAATACGGCGGTAACCGTCACGGATCATATATGCCAATGAAAAGCGGCCTGTTCCTTAAATCGGGACGGGTCGCTTTAACATTGACACTGGATATGCTAAGGCTCTTGTGCTCCTTAAGGCCGTACTACCGAAGGTTCGTCCTGTCCCAGATAAACCATCCGGGGAAGCTGTGGGCGGTACAGGACAACACATTGATATGGGCCTATGCGGTGTTAAGCGGGTTCTCCTCGCCGACCAGACAGCGTAAGAACGAGTTGGAGATTTCCCTCGACTTCGAACTCCCGGAAGGTGTCTGGCACAAAGCCGACAAGCAGAGGACGTTCGTCCTTCCCTATGACATCTGCGATTTCATGGACTGCTATCGGTTCAAGGATGTCGACCCATGCAGGAACTTAAAAGACTGCTGTGACTGTACCGAAATCCATGACGCACAGGAAGACAACTGCTGTGAATGCGACTGTGACTCCGTAGAAGAGGAATACGCGCTCTGCTACTTCAATGACTATCAGGGATTGTATAAATGCTACCGCAACTACCGTATCGTGTATGACTGCGATGCCGGGGAGCGGTTCTTCTCTGACGGGTTCATCGGTGACAGGTACATCGGTCAGAAACTGGCAGGAGACTGCGGCCTGATCATTGGGAAGTTATATGTCGATACCGACATAGACACCAGAGATATATCCATCCGACTCCACGGTGCTATGACGAATCCGTACATCGAGATCAACGGCAATGGCAACTGGATAGAGGGAGACTTTGACGGAGTATTGATTATCAACTCTGACGGGTCTGTGTACTCAGGGAAGTTAGACTGCGATGTCTGTACGCCGTTAGACGTAGACGCATGGAAAGTTCCTGAAGACATGGACTACGGATGGACAATACATCCCGGCTACAATTTGATCCGCATCCAGACCAACGGCTGCTGCGGTCCCAACACAGCATATTTTGACATTGGCTCATTAACCTATTAGGAGGAATAAAATGTCCGAACTGAATTGTGGTGCTTGCGCTGACCTTCGTGAGAACGCACCCGAATTTGTAGCAAGCGGTGTCACGGAGAATGTCGCAGATTCCCTGATGAACAACACCGGGTTCAATCCGAACCTGTCCGTACTGCATGACAACTGCACCGATTTGAACAATGCCAACGATTGCTTAATCGGCCTGATGCCGAAGGAAATCGAAGGCTATGACAACTGCGACTGGAAGGTCTTCATGAAGAAGTTCTTAAGCAACCTCTATGAAGTCCTGAAAGCCATCCTCGCATCTATGTGCGGCCTGTGGGCGAGAGCGGAAGCGACCTGTGAGACACAGGAGATGCTCATCGACTTTGCCGTGCAGGACATGACGCATATCTACGGCAACATCGTTACCAACCACTTAACCAAGAACGTAGACAGCGCATTCGTTGCCATCCTTGCCAACACCAAGGAAGCGACTCAGTGCGATGGCAATAAAGCGGTCTTCGACCTTGTAAAAATCACTATCTCAGGCGGGTTCTCGACACATAATTTAGCCGAAGGCGATGTGATCGCCACATGGGACAAATCACAGCTTGTTCCGACCTATATGCATGAATCGACATGGAACAACATCATGAGATACGAGTTCATGCAGATGATCTGCACAACGGGTGACGGCAAAGCGGTCTTCTGCAAGATCGGCCCGAACTCATCCTACCCGGACAAGGTCTGCATGACGGTCAACACGATTGTCGGTGCGACCCGTACCTCGACCAGTTCCGATACATACACTAACCAGACGGCTGTCAGAACATTCAGGATTCAATAATGTACTTTGAGATATACAAAAAGGGAAAGTTAATAAAGCGTGGAGACGAGTTCCTTGGCGGTTTCGGCTGGGACAACGAACTCATGTATACCCCGTCCACTTCCATCACTCTGCCCATCGAGCACCTTGAGTATATCTCCGGCAGAGAAGAGATGAAGGTCTTCACTGATAATCACTGCTTCTGGGGCATTGTAACGGGCGTAGGCCCTGATAAGGAGAAGGAAACGGTCTCCGTATCGCTCACCCATGTCGTGTCCGAGTGGGATTACAGGAAGATCTCCATCAACAATGCCATCAAGGACAAGAAGGTCAACATCATCTACAAGGAAGAGGACGAAACGGAGTCCGAGCCGACTGTCGATGACCAGTTAGCCGATATCTATGCCGACACGAACTTCGCCTATCCTGGATGGAAACTGGACATGACCGAAGAGGCCGCGAATACCACCATCGACTATGTCTATTCCAAACAGGGGAAGCTGGAAGCCCTGACAAAGACTATGGAACTCACTGAGGACCTGTTCTGGCGCGTACGGACGGAGAACAAGAAGCGGATAGAGATATCCAAGTTCGGTGACAAACAGCAGTACATCGTCTCTGAGAAGCCGTCAGGGGTCAATAACGTCTCCATCATCTCTGCCCCCAAAGTCGAATCGGACTTCAAGAATGTTGTCAACCTGGCAACGGTCTACTCGGACAAATCCGACTCTGGCATGAGTTCCTTGACCCTCAGGGAAGTGTACGAACGTCCATCGCTCCAGACTGACGGTTTCCCGTGCGTCATTTTGCGTTCGAACGTCAACAACGAGCGTGACTATTCCAAGTACATCACACAGTATCCCATCCTCGCTCCGAACAACGAACTGGAGTATGCGGTGATTGACGAGGAGTCGGTCGCTTTGGAAGGCGGGACCTTGATCGAGGATGTGTTCAACTTCAATGACCTGTCGGCTTTCCAGCCAGACGAGGAGAAGGAGATCACTGACGAGGACAGAATCCGAGCCGCCAAGACGGCCTATGACGCATCGGTCAGGAAACTGAAACTCTTAAGGCGTTCGAAAAAGATACGGGTCGAGACCGAGCCTATCAAGGTTAATCCCGGAGACATGGTTCGCTTCCTCTATGACAATTCCATCTTAAAACTGGAAGCGTGTACGTCCTATGAGAAGAAGATCCTCTCGTTCAATGACTGGTTCTACGTGACCCACATCCGGGTAACGATAGACGATGACGGCAGTGAGAGGGACGAACTGACCCTTGAGAAATATCTGAAGATAGACAGGGAATGACATGACATTTGATGAAGCCATTGGCAGAGTTGCCAAGCGGACATTCCAGAATAAAGAGAATATCGACCAGAAAGACCGCCAGAGACGCTACTCGTTCGTAGATATGTACGGCATCGAGTACACCCGCCAGGGAGACGGCGGTTCTCCTGCCACGTTCTATATCGGCATCCCCAAGGACATGGAGTATATGCTCAGATACGAGTTCAAACTCATCGTGCAGCCGTTCGTGTCCACGGTGGCCTCTGAAGGCATCCAGTCGGCTGTGGTAGACGTGAATCCCACATCCCTATCGGTGAGCGGTTCGTCTGTTAATCCCAATCCCCATGACCACTCGACACAGCCGCATACCCACTCGGTCGTGGCGGGTGTCTCCATGACCCATACCACGGCGAATGACTTCCTCATCAAAATAGATGACATTGACGTTACCCCGTATCTGATGGCACAGGGCGATTGGATAGACGGCGAAGGGATATTCCCAAGCGCAGAGATCGGCGATGACTTTGACATACTGGAAGTCGCATCTGATCTGAAAGCGGAAGGGCGGACGGAAGACGCACATAAGTTAGTGTGTGCCGGGAATCACAAGGTCGAGATTTCATCTGGCTCACCATTCCAAGTAACTTTGGTCAACTACTTAAAATACTCCCACATGAACAGGTAATGACTGAGGGCGTGACCTCTGGTCTTATCCCTTTCTGCCGGGGGTTGCGTCTTCTGCCATTGCCTGATCAGGAGGATATATGTACAAAGAGCATTTCGAAGAACACCCAGAAGAGTATGAAGGCATTCGCGCTATCAAACTCCAGACGAGGCTCTATGAGATCGAGAGACAGAAGAGAGTCGAGGAGAAGCTGAAGAAGATAGAGGAGTGCAGAAGGAGGCTGTATGGCAACAGTTAATGGAGACGGTGCAGCAGAAGACCTGATTCGGTCATTCGTGCAGTTCGCCTGTGCGGAAGGCCATGCCAAGACGATTCTTGAGAAGGCCGAATCCGAACTGGAGAACACCGACCCTGAAGACGAGGAGACCTGCCAGAAACTGGTAGAAAAAATCTCGTCCATGTCAGAAGAACTTGGCTACATCGCAGAAATGCGCAGAGCCATCATGCTGAAGCTGTTTAACGAGTATCAGGGTGATAAGGACTACTGGTGCATGGTCAAGCACTTAGGAAGTGGTGCTTACACGCTGTTTGAGGCCTACCAAGCCACGGAAGACCCGGAGACATACGATTTAGCCATTGAGGCAAACAAATGCTTTGTACGGGCGATTTCGCACTTCCTCGGAGTGGAAATTGTCGACTGCGCGGCCTGTCTAAGCGATGCCCTTAAAGCCAAGGAGAAGAGCCATGCCTGATGTTTTTATCCCGTGCGATGAAGATCCGATTTACATACCGAATACCGAGTGCGATGCCTGTGACGCATTCCTTGAAGCGTTAGAAGACAAGGAAGACGAGTTTACGGTCGGTGACGGACTGGAGATGTCTGCCAACCGTGTCTTATCTGCTGAACGGAACGCATCCAATACCTATACCAAGCAGGAAGTCGATGAACTCATCGACACTGGCGGCGAGTTCACCGCTGGCACGGGCATCACGATTGCCAACCAGAGAATCAGCGCACAGAGAAATCCCAACAACACCTATACCAAGGCCGAAGTCGATGCTTTGATCACTGGCACGGGCGGTGCGCTTCCCATTGGCACGATCATCCATTCCACATCGAATACAGCCCCGTCACTGGAAGGGACATGGCAGAAGGTCTTCTCGCTGTCGGACGGATTCCAGTACAACAACGAGACTTCAACGGGGTTCTATATCGCTGTTGTATCCAACAACGATGGCCCCGTCATGACAGTGGTCGTTCCGGGTCTTCACGAAAGCGGAGCGACCGAGGCCGACATCTCATTAGGGATAGACTTCGGTCAGAGCGCAGGTCCGCAAGACCAGTCGAGGCACATGATATTCATTGCCAACGGTGTCCGATACAGCCTGGAATACGCTACGAACTTCGAAGACGATATGCAGTTCCGCGTCAGGAACATCTACGGTGACACCGTCCAGTTCGACACGCACGGCATCTTCCCACGCTCGTCCAGAGGCCAGTCAATGACCGACTACACAAGCGGCATGTGTCGATTCAGAGGTCTTTACGTCAGATGTACCAAACCGCTCTTCTACTGGAAGAGGGTCTCATAGGAGGTAATATGTTCGCTAATTGTGCTAACAATCCTATATACATTCCTAACGGCGGTGAATGTGATGACTGTTCACAGCTTGAGAACAGGGTCGGCAACCTTGAAGAGGCGATGACCGAAGTACAGGAAGAACTCCCTGACAAACAGGACAAATTAACTGCCGGGGAAGGCATTTTCATCACGCCTGACGGGATTATTTCAACTACTGGCTCGTCTATTAAGGTCGAGATTACAGGTAACGATCCGTACTACTCGTCTGACAAGACATTCTCGGAGATCCTGGCCGCCTATAACAATGGCGATACCATCGTTGCCAACTATCAGGGCACGGCACTGTCGCTCCAGTCCATCTCCCAGACGGAAGCAGTATTTGCCTCGACAGATTCTGACGGGAACCTTACCTTCTTCACAATCACGAACGGCAACGACATCTTGTCCAAGACTGTTGATTCTGTATTCCTTGTTACGCTGACAAATCCCGTTGAGCATGACGGCTATACGCAGTACACAAGCGACCGCAAGGCATCCGAGATACAGGATGCCGTCCTTAATGGTTCGAACGTGTATATTAAATATACGCCTGTTAGCTATCCGACATACGTTGCTTACGATTCTGGATACGAGAGTGCCGCATATTTTTCTGGATTTACGGCTCATGCTGATAAATCCGTAAGTTTTGTATCGTTTACCGTTGATAATTACAATACTGCTATATATAGTCATGTGAATCACGGCATTATGGAAGGGGCATCCGCCTCAAGAGATGGCTATTTCGGCCTTGTCCCGCCCCCTGCCGCAGGAGATGAAGAGAAGTTCCTCAAAGGCGATGGCACATGGGCAGAAGTCTCTGGCGGTTGCTGCGCAGAGGAAGCCTCAGGCAATCCCATCATCCTGACCGATGCCAAAAACATGAATGCACAGTCACTTGAAGTGGATTTCGAACCCATCCAAGACCTCAACGGCTATGACTACGCATGGGCAGGGGGAAATAGAAAGAATAAGTTTGACTATAATGGCGTTAGATCATTAGATAGTCTATCAAATAATAACGGTACGTTTACTAATACAAACACAGATACGAGAACTGGCTTTAGTCTTACAGTGCAACAATATAATGGTACTAATTATATAAAAGGTGATGCTTTTACTATATCAGAAAGTGGGCGATATTCTATGCCCATTACCATAGATACAGAAATCACCAAATTGAGAATAAAACACAACGGGGCAAAGAAGGATTTTACAGTTGACTACCCTTTTACAGGGCAAGGAGCATACTGTCTATCACTAACAGTTATATCAGCAAATCCTACTGTGGTCGGCGGATTAGTATTCAAAGATATAATGTTAGAAATCGGAAGCACCGCTACCGAGTACGAACCGTATGAAAACATCTGCCCCATAAGCGGAGCAGAGTCGGTAACGGTTAAGAGAACGGGTAAAAACCTGCTACAAAATATAGCGACAACCAGAACCATTAACGGGTTGACTTTCACGGTTAATTCTGATGGTTCTGTTGCGGTGAATGGCACAGCCACGAGAACAACAACATACAATATCAATGACAAGAGCGCAAGCGGGACGCTTGTACAAAATTTAAACGGGTTAGAAGGTCAGACGGTCATTTTGAGTGGATGTCCTTCTGGCGGCTCATCTTCGACATATAGGTTAGCGTTTGCGAGACTGGACGGCTCAACATTCAACGATTGTTTCGGCGACGAACTGACCGCGATAGTTGGTGACATTACAGAAGTAAATGCTTACGTTCGAATCCAAATTAATGAAGGTTACACAGCCAACAACCTCACCTTCTACCCCATGATCCGTCCTGCCTCAATATCAGACTCCACCTACGAACCCTACATTGCCCAGACTGTATCCATCAACCTCGGTGGCGAGTATTACGGTGGTACACTTGATATGTCTACCGGGGAACTGGAAGTCTATTGGAAAACCTTTATCTTCTATGGCAGTTCTGACGAAGAATGGTCGCAAGAAGCCATAGAAGAGGGCACGACACCGACTTGGCCTTTATCCCACGGCATAGAGTTAGAAGGCGTGGATGCTACGGTCAAGCCTTACTGTTCGACTTATGAAACAAAGGTCGGCACTGTTGCGCAATCCGAGTGGGCAATGGTTGGCGTGTATTCCCCGTCATATCCTGCCAACAGGACATATCTCGATGTACGTCCTGCGGTTGACTACTCCACAGGCAACGCATGGAGAGACTATCTCGCCGCCAATCCCCTGACCGTAGTAGCCAAACTGAAAGAGCCGATAAAAGTTCAGCTTGTCTCTGCTCAGTTGGAACTGCTTGAGAAGTACAACGTCCTGACCACAAACGGTGAGTTAATCACTCTTAGCTATATGCCTGACTGCTACTGCGGAGTGACAAAGACAAGCCAACTCCTCGGCCTGACACACATTATGGACGGCAAGGCCAACGGTTCATTAAGGAGCAATACAGCCTTCCCTGACGGCGTAATAGAACGTGGCGGTCAGAGCATGGATGGTACTCTTGGCAATTTTGCCACAGCCTTGGGAGCGGAAACAATGGCAACGGGCATGGGAGCATTTGCCCATGGCATGATGACTATGGCCTCTGGTACTTGTGCTCATGCCGAAGGAGCAGGGACAGCGGCAACTGGCGGCGGTTCTCATGCCGAAGGTGAACAGACTGTGGCCTCAGGTGCTCGGTCTCATGCGGAAGGTTTAAGTAATACCGCAAGCGGTTCAGAATCTCATGTTAGCGGTGCGCTAAGTGAAGCCAGTGCCGCAGGAGCATTCGCTCATGGACAGGGACTGAAAGCCAGTTCCCCTTTGCAGACGGTCTTTGGCAAATACAACGTAGAAGACTCAAATAGCGAATACGCATTCATCATCGGCAATGGCACAAGCAGTAACCGCTCCAACCTCTTTGCGATCAAATGGGATGGCACTATTGAAATAAACGGTCAGGCACTCTTACCTGCCAATGGCAATTCATTCTAAAGGAGAGACCAATGAATTACGTAACAAATACCGAAGAACTCACATCAATCGCTGATGCGATAAGAGAAAAAGGCGGCACTTCTGCTCCTTTGGAATACCCGGAGGAGTATGTAAGTGCTATTGAAGCTATATCAGGCGGTGGAGGCGGGTATACTGCTGATGATATTGCTATGAGAACGATTAGCGGAGTTGTATCGGGAAGTGCGAGTTCTCTTTACCAAAGTATTTTTGCATACTATTCTTCCATAACAGGGGCAAACTTCCCTGCTTGTACAATGATTGCACAAGGTGCTTTTCAAAATTGCACTTCCCTAACAGAAGCAAGCTTCCCTGCTTGTACAATGATTGAAAAATCTGCCTTTGATGGCTGTTTTTTATTATCAAATGCGATTTTTCCGTCCTGCACTAATATTAAGAGCACGGCTTTTCGACGGTGCTCTTCTTTAACAGAAGTAAATTTCCCTGCTTGTGCTTCGCTTGGTAATTTTGCTTTTAACAGCTGCACTTCCTTAACAGAAGCAATTTTCCCTGCTTGTGCAACGATTGCGCAGGGCGTTTTTAGCGGATGCTCTTCCCTAATTAGAGTAAACTTTCCGATGTGTACTCACATTGGCACGGATGCTTTTCAAAATTGCACTTCCCTAACAGAAGCAAGCTTCCCTGCTTGTACAACGATTAGCATAGCTGCTTTTTCGAGCTGCACTTTATTAGTATCGCTATATCTTATGGGACAATCTATTGTGTCTTTGGCGCACTCTTCAGTTTTCTCCTTTACACCAATAGGAGGATACAGCGCATCAGCTGGTCAGTATGGAAACATCTTCGTCCCCGCATCACTCTATGATAGCTATCTGAGCGCAAATAACTGGTCATACTTCGCATCAAGGTTCGTTTCGGTCTAAACAACAGAAAGAAAGGGAAAACATGAAACTACAGATACTCGTACCGCAGTACAAAGAAACGGACGAGGTTATCAAACCTCTCCTCGACAGCCTTGAAGTACAGCAAGTAGACAAAAACGAGTTCAGCGTCATCATCGTGAATGACGGTTCTGACGTTAATCTCTCAGACGAACTGCTGAGCCGCTATTCCTACAAAATTGAATATCACCTTAACAGCCACGGCGGTGTGTCAGCTACTCGGAATGCCGCCCTTGACTATGCCACAGCCGACTATGTAACCTTCTGTGACGCTGACGATATGTATTTCAACGCCTGTGGTCTTTACATCATCTTCCGTGAAATCGACATGGGTGGTTTTGATGCCCTGACCTCTGTCTTCGTCGAGGAATCAAGACACCCTGAAACGAAGGAAGTGGTCTACATCAATCACGAAATGGATTCGACCTTCGTTCATGGCAAGTTCTTCAGGCGGCAGTATCTGATAGACGAGAACATCCGATGGAATCCGAACCTCACCATCCATGAGGACTCCTATTTCAACTGCCTCGCTCAGAAGTGTGCTAAAGAGCATAAGTTCTGCCCGACACCGTTCTATCTCTGGAAATGGCGAGACGATTCTGTCTGCCGACATGACCCGAAGTACATCCTCAAGACCTACCCGAATATGTTGGCATCCAACACAGCCCTCGTTGAGGAGTTCCTTAGAAGAGGTAAAGATAAGGATGCTCAGTTCTATGCGACCATGATGATTTACGATGCGTACTTCACCATGAACAAGAAGGAGTGGCTCGACCAAGAGAATCAGGAGTACAGAAGAACCACGGAGAAGTGCTTCAAGGACTACTACACGAAATTCTCCTATCTGCACGATGCGATTGATGAGAAGGACAAAGCCCAGATAATCATGAGCCTCAAGAACCGAATGTTCCAAGAGGGCTTGGTTATGGAATCCATCACGTTTGACGAATGGATTAAATTCATCAAAGAGAACTACTGACATGATATATGAAGACAATCGTCTCACGGTCACACTAATTCGCCAACCAGACAGATACTTCATCGCCGACAAATCCTATGAGGAAATTCAGAAGGCAGACCTTGCCTGTGGATTTGCCATAGACGGTGATGCAAAACTCAAAATCAGATTCAAAGACGGTGTATTCCAAGGCCACGGCCTGATGCCTGATGAGAACGGAAGGGAACTGCTTTATGTAGCCACCTTCCGTTTTTTAGGTGACAAGTGGCAGATGAGTACAGAAACAATCAAGAGGATTGACACATGATACAGAAAACAACCGAAGCGGTAACCTATACGTCCGTGGTAGACAAGGGCGATGAATGCCACGGTGACCGAATCACTATCACCCCATCATACCTGAACAGCTACACGGTATCGACTCAGGCTGAACTGGAGAGCATCGATACATCTGACTTGACAGAAGGCTCGACTGCTGTTGTCACGGAATCCGGGACGATGTACATCTTGGGACCGAACGGATGGACGGAGTCGACTGCCCCATCAGGAACTATCAACATCACGGCGAATGGTACTTACAACGTAATGGCTTATGCCAAGGCCAAGGTTTCTCTTGACGATAACATTCCCGCCGCCAATGGCAACGATTTTTAAAGGAGAAACCAAATGAACGTTATCCCCTCAGTTATCAGCCTTGTATCGAGTCTCGTCCTTGTTGTCCTGACATTCAAGATTAACAAGATCCTTAATAAGAAGGACGAGACAGTTACAAAAGAAAAGAACCAGTCCCAAGCCATCGCAGACGGTGTCCAGTGCCTCTTACGGGACTCAATCGTCCGTGACTTTAACAAATACACCGAGAGAGGGTTCTGCCCCATCTACGCCAAGGAAACGATCAAGAGAGCCTACAAAGCCTACCATGCCTTAGACGGAAATGACGTAGCCACAGAACTCTACAACAAGATTTTGGAAATGCCAGAGGAGAAAAAAGAATGAGCAAAGTAGTTATGAACATCAAGAGTAAGACTTGGATCAAATGCGCGTTGGTGAGGAGTGTCAAAACTGCGGCGCAGGTGGCTCTTGGCATGATTACCGTTGGCGCGGCTATCTCAGACATCAACTGGGCACAGGTCGGCTCTGTCGCTGTTGTAGCGGCTGTGTATTCGTTGATCACTTCCCTTGCCGGGTTGCCAGAGGTTGAACAGCCTTAATGGCATAATCTCCGAGGAGAGACGGTATGCCTCAATCCCGTATCAGGAGACGGGTACGAACCATCAAATCTTCTCGGACATTGTCAATTCGTATGGCCTTCCCGGATGCCAAGACCAGAAATGGTGTGCAACCTATCAGTTTGCTCTGGAACTCCTTATGTTCGGCAAGGATAAGGCTCTGGAGCATTGGTGCATGGCAGACGGATATGTGGGCTATTCGGTTTTTAGCACAAGGGACAAATTCAGAGCAAAAGGCAGAACAGGAAGCGTACCCAAAAAGGGTGCGCTTGTTATTTTTAAGCGTTCCCACATGGGCAGAGTCCTGTCGGTCAATTCCAAGACATTCGAATGCGGAGAAGGCAATACGTCATCGGTGCAGTTCAACCGAGACGGTGACTGCTGTGCCGTGAAGACCTACGCCCATAACGACTCAGGAATCGACTGCTTCTGCTATATCGACTACGGAGATGACGAGATGGATTCTTCCAAGATAATCCAAGCGACCAAGGCCGTTTATGAAATGGCTCACAACGGTCATTACAAATACGGCGATTCTCACGCCTTACCGCCGTGCGCTGACGGGATAATCTCCTGTGACAGATTAGTTGCCAGGGCGATGTGGAATCTTGGCTACACTTCACAGCCTCAGGGCGGCATCACTGTCCTCAACATGGAATCCTACTTGCTTAAGTGGGGAGCGAAGAAGATTACAGATCAGAACGCTTTGCGGTCCGGGGACATTGTCCTGTTCCGCAATGCTTCCATGATTCCAAATGCAGGATGGCACGCATTCGTCCTGACGAATTTCAAGAACGTCAGCAACATTTCCAAGTATGACTGCGGTTCACAGGAGAGAATCAATTCTGCCCAGCCGTTTAGAAACGTCCCTCTGAACCAGTGGCCCGGTGTGAGATGGTTCTACTGCGCTTTCAGGTTTGAGTCCTCCAGATCATACGTTTTCAGCCCCTCTACGCTTGTTAGCGGCTCGGAAAACAACTCAGCCTACCTCGCAACGGAGATCTTCAAAAGCCGTGGTTACAAGGGCATATACAAAGACGGCAAACGTCAGGATCTGGAACTGAATTTCAGATGGACGATTGGTGACATGGCGGCTGCGGCTGATAATCAGGCCGACAGATTCGCCAGAGGCTTCAAGATCAACGTCCAGTGCGGATGTGTCAACACTGATTACTGGACAGACCTTCTCGGCATGAGACCGCCGTTCGTCTGTCAGGAACTTCCGACACACGAAACGAAAGGCCTGAGTGTCCTTCTGGTACAGGAAATCCTTAAATCCAGAAGGTTTAAGGGCAAGGACGGCAAAGACCTCAAACTCGACCGGGAATGGGGTGCTAATACCGAATACGCTGTGAAGCAGTACCAGAAAGCCAGAGGACTGAAACAGACAGGCATTGTTGATGCCGACCTCTGGAAAGACATGATAAATATTTGATTCGTACACACTTGTGTGACTTGATCCTTTCATACCTCCTTCCACGGAAGAAGCCCCTCGGACTGACCATCCGGGGGGCTTTTTTCATTGGGCAGAAATTGGGCAAATAAATGCAGTTTAATGCAGGATAATGCAGGTCGCTTTACATTTCTTCTTAAATTTTACCTCCTCTCTTGCCAAGTGTTCTGCCCTTCTGTAAACTTAATATTGTCCTATCGAGTCCTCCGATTAAGACACTTGGGGGCGGTCTGACTGGTTCTCTGCCGCCCCCACACCCCTACAAAAGCAACCGTCTAACGGATGCCCATAATGTTATTCTCCTTCACCCCAAGCCACCGAGCATGGTTTTTAACCTCTTTTTCCCCATGCCCGGTGGTTTCGCCTATTCAAACTTCGGCCTGAGACTTGCCTCGGACATAGGCTATTCTCTTAAGGTTTTTGCCGATAAGTCTTGCATATTCGGCTGAATCGAAGTCGGCTTTATTCATAAGTCATGCCCTCCGTAAACTCCCCGTAATTCATTTTACAAAAAAAGTTTAAAAAAGTCTACAAAAATACTTGACAGTCTACTCGCAGTAGACTATAATCAGAATTGCCAAAGGAAAGGAGGGAAGAAATGGCAAAGGTAACTATCGCAGGGGCAAGGGTCTCTTGCCATATGTCACAGCAGGAATTAGCCGATAAAATGGGAGTTTCCCGTACCACCGTTAATTTCTGGGAACGTGACAAAAGAGAAATGAGAGCACCGTATGTCAGGCTGTTCTGCACAATCACAGGGTTCTCGGAGGACGATCTTATTTTACCCAAAAAGTCTACAGAGAGTTGACGAAGGAGTAGCATGAAGGACATTGTTTTTTGCATCTGCCTGAGCTTACTCACCATCGGATTCATCATTCAGCATTATCGGCTGACCAGAGTCGAGAAGTTGGTAGGAGGCATCACAGGATGGCTGACGATCCAGATGATGAAAGAAGGCAAGAACCCGGCAGACATGGTCAAGGAGTTAGATGAGTTCATATCTAAGGCGAGCGGAGATACCGAATAAACTCCATATCAGTGAACGAACCACCGACACAATACTGGTCTATATGAGGTCAAACGGTATGGACGTTATCTACAACGGCAGGGGAGTATCGAAATGAGGGGAAAAAGAAAGGCCTCCCGGCGAGAGGTAAAACCGCCAAGAAGCCCAAAACACCACATAAAGATTATAGCACTTCGTAAGGCATGGAATCAAGTCAGAAAAGGTCTTTTGTACGGGGCATATGTAATGGCATTACTGATGACGGCAGCCGCCTGTATGACAGAAGACATTGAAGTCAGCTTGGCACTGGCAATCCCGTCAGTAGCCTATTGGGGGTTATTCACACTCGTTAATTACAAATCGGACAAAATTTTCAGATAAAGGGGGACAGGACAATGTGGACAATGACAGCCGACCCGGAAAGGGATTTCGCCGAATACTCGGCATATCAGGCAAGACTCCAGAACAAATGGGAAGAAGGCTGTGCCAAATGCGACATCTGCGGCAAGCCCATCGACCCGCACTTCGATGAGACGGAGTGGTGCTACGAAGACGAGGACATCCGCATCTGCAAGCCGTGCATCGAGAAGCAGATGAAGGAAGTCAGGAAGATCAACCCGTTCTTCGCCAACATGGTTGAGGATGCTCTGGACACCTTCTACACCACATCGCCGACCCCGGAGGGATTCTAATGATTGAGAAAAGGGAAACGCTCGGAGCGGTTCTGAGCAGGTTCAAAGAGAACCAGTTGGTCAAAGTTGGAACAAAGGACGGCTCGTCATGGTTCTTCATCGGCGAGAAGAAGGTTCTGATCGGCAACGACCTTATCTACGATGCCGAGATTGAGAGCTGGCTCAAGGAACGGCTGAAGACAGCCCGTCAGACTCTCAACGACAAGATGAAACAGGAGCCGACCTACTTCAACTTCACAAAGGCCGAGATCGAAAAATTCCTTAACGGCGGTATCTGCGACCTCTCCGTTGAGAAGTACGAAGAATACGTTAAGAAATACTGGAAGGGCATCATGACCAGGGCAAAGACGGTCGTGAAGAGAGAAGAGGCAATCAAGAACCAGATCCCTCTCTTATCTCGCCCGGTGGTATCCGCTGACGAGAGCATCAAGGGAGACGGCATTCGCATCATCATCGAAGGCACAGAGGAAGGACGGTTCTGGGACAAAGAAGAGGCAGACGCACTCGACAAGACGTTCTGCCTCGCAAGAGGAGGAGAAGAGTATGTGGAACAAGAGGGAGAACCCGAAGAGTAACGGCGATTATCTCGTTTATTTCGCTTCCGGGTATCGAACGGTCCTGTCATTTACTCTGAATGGCGGCTGGAACACACATTACCTGTACAGCGGAGAACTGTTCAGAGAGCACTCGATGGGACACAACATGGTCAATGCAGGAATCAAGGGATGGATGCCGTTCCCGAAATGGGAAGATTAGGAGGGAATCATGGCAGAGAGAAAAATATCGATCTTCGAAAAGATGT